CGGCAGGGTATTTTCAAGTAATTCCTTCGACCTTCAGGAGCCTTATAGAAAACGAAGGAGTCATTGGCCGCAAGGCTCTGGCGTATTTGGGTAAAACAAAAGACGAATTGCTAGGCATGTCTAACCAAGAAATTCAAAACTACCTGCAAAAAGACCAAACAGCGGGTGCTACCTTTGGGGCGGCAGCATTGGTGAGTAAATTAGCGGCTGCACAAAGAACTCTTTTTCCTTAGACAAAGGTACAGTAAATGATAATAAAAAACCCTATTACTGGTGAATATATTAAACAAACGTTGACCGACGAGGGATTAATATTTACAAAGCCTTCTGAGCAAGAACTAAACGCGCATCTACAGAAACCTACGTTTACCACTGTATCTACAGAACCTTTGGTAGAGGACAACATTATCAACCCATCTCTTTTGGGCGAGGACGACCCGTCTTTTTTTTCGGATGTGGGTAGAATTGGCTTTGGAACCTTAGAAGGTATTGCTGAGTTAGGTAGTGATGTTTTTGTGCGCCCTTTTGTAAAAGACAAAGAAGAATACGACGAGTCCTATATTGAGTGGCGTGGTAATATGGCAGAGTACGTGCCTGGACTTGAACGCGAGGATATTATCGACTCCGAAACCGGCAAAGTTTTAGCTCCTGAAACGGGATTCGGTATGGCACTTGATGTTGCTTCGTACCTAGTTGGTGGTGGTGTAGTATTTAAGGCATTAGGAAAAATTAATAAACTACGAAAATCTAAATACGGAACTGTGACTAGAGGTGTTATAGCCGAACAAGCCGTAGAACAAGTATTAGCCGACCCTGACGTTAATTTAGCTAATATTGTAAACGAAGAGTTCCTCGATGAATCATCGGAGGTTTTAGAATTTTTAGCGGCTGATGAAGCAGACGACAAACTTTTTAACAGAGCTAAGATGGCTGTAGTATCTGGAACGCTTACAGCAGGAATCGGAGGATTACTAAAACTTGGCTTTAAGGCTATTGATATTACTAAACACTCTAAAGCGGTACTCGGAGGAAAAGCAAGACCTTCAACACAGGCAGAGTACGAAGAAGTTGTTGGTAGTCTGTTAAACGCCACAAAAGAACAACTAAAAAATAATCCTTCTTCGGTAGTAACCAGCGCAAAAGAAGTAGCTGAAGATACGGCAGAGGGAGTAGCCCAGATTATTAATCAAAGTTCTGGTGAGTTTTTTAAACCTAGAACATGGGTTCCTAACGTAAGTACATTGGTTCCGTGGTCTCATGGCGCACGTACATGGGTTAAGCAGCGTTACTTTTCATCAAGAGGTTTCTTATCTGAAGAGGGACGAAGAGCTAAGGAAGAGTCAGTTGAAGCTCAAAAGAGGCTTATATCCCATGCTGGTCATCTTGCGAAACGTCTTCAACGATTTATGGACAACACAATCGAAGAAGATGACACACGTTCTATAGTCGAAAATGTCAATAGAGCTTTGACCGATAAAAAAATGTACGATTTAAGTCCAGAGGAAAAAATAAAGTACTTAACCGAAACAGATATGGTAAGTTTTTTAAAGCAAGCGTACAATTTTTCTGACGAAGTAGCTGCTACTCTACTCAAACAAAAAGATAAAGTAAAATTTTTAGAAGGTAGCGGTTATTCTAAAGAAGAAGCTTCTGAAATTGCTAAAACAAAACTGTATGGGTTTTCTAGCGAAGTAGCAGAAGATATTGCGGATGCAAGAGGAACTATAGATACTCTATCTAAAACTATTTTAGATTCTAACATTGGGTCAGAAGCTGTTCGAGCAGCTATTTCTGCAAATATGGGTAGTTACATGAGGCAATCTTATAAACTCTATGAGGATGCTGACTGGAGACCTAGTGATTCTGTAATAGAGGAAGCAAAAGAGGCAATATTTAGAGATAAATTGGGGACTAAACAAGTTGTAGACGAAACTACAGGAAAGAAAAAATCAGTAGCTGCTACTCCTGAAGATTTTGATGAAAAAACACTCCAAGAGTTTAGAGGTGAGGCTAGTAACTACGTAAAAGACCTTCTCGATAAAAATGACTTATCAGCTTACGACGATTATCTTACCCAGATAAAAAAAGTAAACCAAAAGTATTTAAAGCAAAGAAAAGAAATGCTTCCTGAACTGGAAAAGCTACTCGGAAAAATTGAAAGTCCTACAGAAAATATTATACTCACGATTCAAAAGTCGGCAAGTCTTGTTGAAAATAATAAATTTTACACTCGACTAATGGAGCTTGGGGGTTCAGTTCCTTCAAGACCAGAGGTGTACGATAGGGCATTGGTGCAAGCTAGAACTGAGTTATCAGGTACACAATTTAGTCTTCTGGATGAAGAAGGTATCCCCGGTTCTATTAAAAAAGGTAGTTATGTTACAATCAATAATTCTAACTTAGGTATACCAGTAGGTACTCTGGTTCGCGTAGTAAAAATAGGTGACAGAAGAACTCCGAATAAAACTCAAATAAGAAGGCCAGGGTTTAAAAAATTAATATCAATTGATACAAAAGATAATCCCAATAACTTAACGCTTGTTCCAAAGGACAAAGAACTAGAAAAAATTGCTAAACAATTCTACGATGATGCTACTGGTGGAGAGGCTTACACGACTGCAAAATATATCAGTCGCTATGGAGTTGAAGAGGGCGATGGTCCATTCACAACTAAAATTACAGGTACTGGGTCTGCGTTAGACGGACAGTACACAACTAAAGACTTGGCAAGAGTTATTCATAACTTGGAAGATACTCATATGTCATTGTTTGGATTCGGACAAGAGTATTTCAAAAAGGGTGCTAAAAGTCAAGGTATTTTTCAATGGTTTGCAGGAGCAAAGGGCCTTAACCAACAGATGAGAACTGTCTACGACCATACTACTCATTTGCGTAATGCTTTAGGTGGGCTTCAATTTGGTACAGCTAACGGATTAAACCCTCTTAAAAATGGAAAATTGAATTTTCAAGTTCTTAGAAATGAGATAGGAGAAGGAGGAAATAAGGTATTTGATGAGTACTACGAACTACTCCAAGGTTTGGGAGTTATTGGTACCTCCGTGAGAGCTTCTGAAGCTAGGGCACTTCTTGATATAGCAAGTGAAACAACGCCTTCTAGATGGATGGCAAAAATCGAAGATTATGCTAAACGACACCCTGATACTCCCCGTGGAAAGATAGCACAAATGGTGGAGACTGGGAAAAGACGACCAGAACAACTCTACATGGCTACGGATGACTTCTTTAAAATGAACTCGTTTGCTAATGAGCTTGATACGCTTCGTAAAGCGCATAAGAATGATGCTTCGATGACGGAAGACTTACTACGAATAGAAGCCGCTAACATTATAAAAGATACTATGCCTAATTACAACAGAGTTGCGATGGGTATCAAAGCCCTACGAGAAATGCCTGTCGGTAACTTCGTAGCTTTTCCTGCTGAAATTGCACGAACCAGCGCAAATATTATTACACAATCATTCAAGGAAATAAAATCTGGTAATAGCGTACTTAGAAATAGAGGACTTCAAAGATTAGCTGGTTTCTCGTTTACAAATTTAGGATGGTATACCGCAGGTAGCTTTGGTTACAAAATGTCTGGGTTTACAAAAGATGAGAATGAAGGTCTTCAAACAAACGCAGAGGGGTTTACTGTCGACCACAATAAGCATTTTATAAAGGGAGAGGACGGTGACATGTATGTGCATGACCCAACCTATATAAATTCTTACTATGTGTGGCAAGAGATAGGGCAGAAACTATACGCAAACATTGTTCAAGGAAACGAAAGTGGCGAGGATTTTGCCATGAGTATGGCGAATGGAGTACTGGAATCTACAAAAGCATTTGTTCAACCCTTTACTGATAAGTCTATGTTTACGGAGCTTCTTACAGACCTTTCTTACGCGTCAAATGACGAACAGGGAAGAACTCCAAAAGGACGAATGGTTTTTTCGGACAAAGAAAATTTCGGTGACTCTGTTATTGACGCAATGGAGTATATAGCGGAGGGCTTCATGCCCGGTTTTATTCTAGATGCTAATAAATATGCGAAGGCTCTATTCCAAGAACCTAACCCATCGACAGGGCTTAAAGATAGCTTAACATCTAGAACAATTGAGATGCTAAGCGGTATTAATTATCGTAAGTATAAACCTGAAGATAATTTTATGTTTCACGTTAAAAAGTTTAGTAGTATTGTTAACTACGGAATTCCTAGAATTACACCTAGATATGGTAAAACAGGAGACGACTATTTCCAAGAGTACAGTATAGGCCAAGCAAAAAGATTCAAGGCTTTTCAAGAGTTATACAGACAGATTGAAGCCATGAGAAAGCTAGGGTACACATCTCGTGAAATTTACCATATAGCAAAAAAGAAAGGAATAAGAAGCAAGAAGGTGCTTAGAAACTTGATGACAGGTAGTTTTTCACCCGACACTATTTCTTTAGAAAAAAGAAAAGATATGTTCAGTAAAGCAGGAGATTCCGAGTCTGAACAAACTCTAGCTTTAGAAGCTGACGCTCATCTACAAAGATATTATAGATATTTAAATGGTCTTCGTCTTCACCCTGGAGATGTGGAAGAAGATAGAGATGCTGTTCAATCTGCGCTTAGAAAAATGTCCCTTTCAGAATTTAAAAGACTAGAATTTAAAAAAGGTGGCGAAGTAAATGTTCCGCAGGCCCCAAAGGAACCTGATGAGCGTATAGATAAAATGACGGGTTTGCCCTACCATATTCAAGCAGGTGGTGCCTTTATTGATGATGAAGACCCTCTAAAACGTTTAGGTTTCACGGGAGGTGGACAAGTGGACCCACTGGTACGTTTAGGTTTTAGTAGTGGTGGTGGAGTATCTATAGATGTGACAAAGTTTGGTGAGTGGCTGGCTGATAAGCTTTTTGGTATGGATAGAAACTATCTTGAAAAGAACGAAACGGATGCTGAAAAGATAGTCAAAGAAGCTGTGGACCGAAAACTACTTCCCCAAGAAGAAGCGGAGGGGCTTAAGACTATAGATAAAAGAACGGGAATGCCAAAAAAGAAGGAATATGGAGACGGTTTTAATGCTATTAATCATATGCTGTTAGCAGCTAAGAATCCAGGTCTTGTAAAAGCAGCACTTCAACAAATTAAAGAGGTGGCTCAGGGAGGCCAGGCGTTAGTAAAAGGAAATCCAGAAAAGGTAGATGATTCTATAATAGATTGGGAAAATAATAAAGTAGGTTTCAAAATTGGAATAGAAAGTGGAGGAGATTTCCAAAAAATAAAGGAAGGTATATTAGATAAACTAGCAGCCAGACAACACTATTTAAAATCGTTAAAGGTAGGTCCAGACCCATATGCTATTCCTGAAAAGCGTATCTTTGAAGGCCCCTTACCTGTGCTTACTTTGGAGGACCGTGATTTATATTCTTCACACAAACGTACGGAGGAATCTCCTTCAGGTCCACTCACGCACCATCCTATGCTTCCTGCAACCACCGCTGTCCCAGAGGGGGAATCTGAGTATAACTGGAATCCAAATATACTAAGAGAAAGCTCCGTATTAGGTGGATTAAAACGCTCAAGGCGTTATGCTAGGGGAGGAAAAGTCTTAGGAGCCTTATCTAAAGTAGCAGTCAATCCGTCTCAAAGGAGAGTAGCGAATGTTATTTAATTTTCTGAACGAGATATTTAAAAAGGTAGAAGACTTTTTTAGGGGTCTACGTGAATGAGTTTAATATTCCATAGCGCGGCGGCTACCAAGGTAAAAGAAATCCTTAATAAAGAATCAGAAGATTCGAAAGGCACAAGTCTCAGAGTTTTCGTAAAAGGTGGAGGATGTTCAGGACTTCAATATGAGTTTATCCTTGATAAAAAGAACGAAGAAGACAGGGTAGTGATGACCGATGGAGTAACTTTAGTAGTGGACCCTCTGAGCTTTGAGTATTTAAAAGGCTCTGAAGTAGACTACTCAACAAACCCCTTTGTATCTCAGTTTGTAATTCGTAATCCTAATATTCAAGCAACTTGCGGTTGTGGTAATTCTTTTACGCTATAGTAAGGAGGAAACAAATCGTGGAATTTTTAATTAATACTTTTGGAGCTAAACTATGTTGTATCGCAGCAAGTGGACTAGGTGGCTTAACGGACCAAGCAATTAAAAAGAAGTTTAACATTATGGAAATAGTTGTTGCTCTACTTATTGGTGTTGGTTCTGCCGAAATATTTATTCCAGCTTTAATGTCTTACTTTGCTTTTGATAAAACTATAGGTGTGGCGATTGCTTTTGTTGTTGGCTACTGTGGTATCAGACTTCTTCCGATGATTGAAGCTGGTGTGAAAAATAGATTAGTAAAATGAAAGGGAATAACATATGTCTTGTAATAACTCTGATTGTCTTTGTGCTGAGTATGGTTGCTATCACGCCAAATGTTCATGCGAACAATGTGAATGCTCAGATAATTCACGCGAAGGAGATGGTACAGGAGGAAGTAGGACTGAAGGAATGTATGGATAAGTGGAGAGAGCTTCATGTAGAGTCTGTTCGAAGAGGACACACTACACCCATACAGGCAACACAACATAGAAAACAACTTTATCAGGTGGCTTCCCAGAATAATATATGT